CCGTGGCCGTCGCGGCGGCAGCCGCTACCACCACGTAACCGAACGTCTCGTGAGAACTCGCTGAGGACGTCACGATCTCGTTCGTCGCGTCCCAGTAAACGAGCGTGCCGGCGGCGAGGGCGTCGCCGGACCCCGTGTCTTTCGGGCATTCCCAGACGCCGCCGTTGATAGCGACGGCGCCTTTGTCGCCGCTGTCGATATCCACCAACGCGATACTGAGCATGTCGCCCTGCACAATCACATCGCCCGCGCTCACGTCGGCGCCGGGCGTGTAATCGGCCATCTGAACGTCGCCGCTCTTGAAAGTCACTGTTGCCATTTCTCAGCCTCCTACTGTGTCGGAATCTTCGAAGACGCCCGGGGGACGCGCACGACGCCCCCGAGCGGGATATCAGGGGTTACGCGCCGACCATCTTGACGCCGCCGCGGTATTCGGCTTTGCTCACGCCGAAATCGTGGAAGCCGCGAAGGTGGATGCCGAGCGTGTTGAAATCGGCATCGGCGCTCTCGATCGTCGGGGTCTGCTTGCCGTTGAGGAAAGAGACCTCGATAACCGGCATGTCAGCCGGGTCAGCGAGCAGATACCACGCGGCAGAACTGTTGCCGGTGAATGAACTGTTGCTCAGATACGAGGACACGACCGGCAGATACTGCCCGGCGTAGATGTTGGCGCTGGGCACCTTCGCGGTCGTAGACGAACCGCCGGTGTTGACGTTCGTGCTCTTGTAGAGCTCGGCCGCCGTCTGTTCCAACGCCGTCGGGACAAGCAGAATGTTGGGCGCGATGCCCAGGGGGTAACCGTCGGTGTCCGTCTGGTCGCGGAACATCTGTACGGCCGTGCCCAGAGCGGCGGAATCGAGCGCCGTGCTCGTGCCGGAGGCGTAGTTGTTTCGTGCCCCGGTGAAGAACGCGCTGTTGTCGAGGAAGGCCGTCCAGAAGGTTTTGTTCAGCGCCAGAGCCGCGCCCCGGCCGAGCATCCGCCGCAGATCATCGAACGCACCGAGGTCGTCGTTGATGATGTCGGTGCGTGTGATAGAGAACATCTTGCCGTACGTCTTCGCCTGATTCGTCCAGTTCTCATCCGCCGTGCTCGCGTGCTTCAACTCGCCACCCGGCCCGACTTCCTCATAGATCATGTCCCCGGTCAGCCGGTAATGCGTCTGTTCCTTGAAGTCGTTGGCGAGGCCGATCTTCGCAATCGGCTTCCAGGACGCATCCACATGGCTGTAAGCGTCCAGAAGGAGCTTGTTGGCGGTGTTGGAGAGGATATCACTCGCGGCCTGCGTCGAGAACGCGGCAGTCAGGGCAGAACGCATGTTGCCCGGATGAATGCTCCGACCGTCCCAGCCTGCAGCCCAGGCGGCTTCGAGGATGAACCGCGCGGGGCCGATGGGGCCGCCGAAGCGCACACGCGCTGCGTCCACGCTCTCGGCGTCCACGGCCTCGGCGGTCGTGTCTTCGGTCATGCCAGCACCGAGACACAGAGCGGCCTCGAGCACCTTGCTGCCCGTGCCGGTGTTGCGGCTACCGGTCGGGGCCTTGACAGACGCCGGGCGTGCGGCCCTGAGCAACGCCAGTTCCGTGGCGTCGCGCGTCCATGCCTCTTTGATGGCCTCGACGCTGATCGCGTTGAGCTTCGCTTCGTCCACCTGGCCCTTGTAACTCGCGCAGATGGTGGTAACCTCGCCGATGCGCTGCTTCTCGGCGGCTGCGTCCGCCCGCATGGTCCCGACCGGATCGGCGCCAGCGGCGGCGATGGCGGGCTTGACCGGGACAGCCTTGGCCTTGACCGGCTTCGGGTCCACGGCGTTGCCATCGTCACCATCGGGTACCGCGTCGATAACGGCCATCTCGGCCTTCCACGACGCCTCAAGCTCCGCACGCACCGCGTCCGTCAGCTCGCTTGCGGTGATGCCCTTTGCTTCCAGCCACTTCTCGAACTCCATAATTCCAGCCTCCACAGGGGGTTTCATGTGCCATGCCGCGGCGATGTGGGCCGACGTTTTCGGGTCAGCCCCAACCGCCACAACCGAAATCTCGCGCAACAGCGCGCGTTTCATGTGAAAAAACGGGCCTTTTACGCTCTGCCCGTTCACCTCGACTGTGCCCTTCACGAGCCTGTACTCAATCGGGTCCGCCCCGACCGACACCTGCAATTTGCCACCGTTTTTGGCGTGTTCCAGGATCGCTTTGACTTCATCGCTGTTCTCTGCGGTAATCTCGCCCGCATAGGTAAGCCGCCCGTTTTCGATGGTCGCGTGCGCGTCCCCGAGGCGCGTCATAATGCTGTTCGCGTGATCGGCGAGGACCGGCACACTCTCGGGCAGTTCCAGTCCGCTCAGTTCCATTGCCACGGGGTAAGGCCAATACCCGACGTTCATCACGTCGCCGCTGTAGGCCACGCCGGATATCCGGGGGTTCCGCCGCTCGGCGCCGTCCCCGGCCGCGGCTTCAATCCGGCACAACCAGTCGTTATTTGTCCTCTTCGGCATCTTCAATTAGCTCCCGAATCCGCTGTTCCGTGGCGCCACCTGCCGCCTCTACGCCCGCACGACCGAACACCTTCCAGCGAATGAGCGCCTGGTACTCTTCCAGCGTCACACCCATTGCCTCCGCGCCCCGCCGCAACTGAATGGCGACGTCCTGCCCTTTGCGCCCGTAAAACTGCGGCAGTGTCGCAATGCCTGCTCCGAGCTGTGCGATCTCCGCGTTCGCCTCGCGCGGGTCCATCGGTTGCCGCCCGAGCCAGTTCCATTCCCGACGCACTTCCACAGCCGGCCAGCCGTAGACAAGCCGCGCCTCGGGCAACCAGTGGTCGTAGAAAATGCGGTCCAGAACAGTCAGTCCGAGGTCGTGTTGACGGAGGGCGATAGCCTTCCAATACGTGGCGTGGTCAAGGCGGCCGGACGCGAAGTTATAGCCCGAGGAATCGCCGGACCCGATGTTGAGCGGCATCAGCACGCACCGCAGGATTTCCCGGAGGATGGCGCGCACAAAGTCGCTGTACGTGCTTGTCGGCTGCTCGGGCTTGAACTGGGTGAGCCGCGCGTTGTCCGGCATCACGGCTACCATGCCCCGTTCGATCTCGAAGGCGTCGAACGTGTCCAGCGTCTCTTCGATGATGGACCCCGGGGCTTCCGTGGATAGCACGGCGCTGATATCTGCCGCCGTCTCAGCCGCCGATACCGTCGCGAGTGTGTAGCGTCGTAGGAGGGCAAACAGGGGCAACGCCGGCATGAGTTCGGAGATCCCGCGGTGCTGTTCCGGCCGGATCGCGCGGAAGGTGTGCATCACATACCGCGCGCCGAGCGTGTCGACATTGAAGATGCCCGTGTAGTTGTCCGAGCCGGGGTGCGCCTGCGCGACCTGATATTTCACGACGTTGCCGTATTCGTCCAGAATCACGCCGTCGATGTTCTTGTCATTCGTCCACACGTCCGGGCTATGGACCCGATCGCACTCGAACGGGCGCACGTCCAGGTGCATCAAGCCCGCGCCCACGGGGTTGCCAAACGCCTGTAGGAACCCCTCGCCGTCGGTTACCCGCGCGGCAGTCAGAGTGCCGAGCTTCGCGGCAAGGTTGCGCGCCCGCGCCCATTCCGTCCACCGCTGCTCAATCTCAGTGTTCAGCGGTGACTCTTCCGGCCCCGTCAAGACCTGCAACTGCGGCCCCGGCCCCACGACATCGTTGGAGAGCGTCCCCACAAGCCCGTCGGCGTAGCAATTATTCGCCCGCTCGTAGCGCGCCCGCTCGCGGAGTTTCTTCCGCACGGCGTAGCTGTTGGCCCGGTCGGCGTCGAGGGCGTCCGTGTAACCCCAATGTCGGGAGTTGTTGTCGTTCGTCTGCACCGCGTCGTACTCACCACGCACACGCCCCCTGCCCGCACGGGCGCCGGCCCGGCGGATCGGGTTACCGCGTGCGTCCACAATGACGGACGTGGCCAGGGTGCCCATAGGCTTATTGCGCTCCCGGAGGGGAAATCTTCATAAACCGCAAGCCGCGGCTCTTCGAGGCGTCCACGGCCGTTTTCGCGCTCAGATACCTGTCGGCGGCAATCACGTCGCCGAGCGGGTGCGCCACGACCGTGCCCTCGTCACCTTCCACGCGCACCGGGTCTTGCGCAGCCTGTTCAAGTGCGGTCCTCACGTCATCCGGCATCTGTCACCTCCTCAGAGTCGGGGTGTCAGGAGTCGTCGGGCGGTTGGCCAACAAAAAAAGGCCGTGCAGGGATGTGGCCCCACATGGCCTTTTCAGTATGGGTGGCGCAAACCACTCATGTTGGCACCGATCGCGCCAGGGGGATCAGCCCCGGCGTGTCCGCCCGTTCAAGTTGTCAAGCGCATGCTCTCACGCTACGGGTATCATACGGCGTTTGGGGCAAACGGCGGTTTGTCTATTCCAGATATGGACTGGGGCCGTCTCGCGGCATTCTGTTGGCACGAGAAGAGCCCAAAAAACAGCGATTCGGCTTGACATGGTTTTCCAGTATGGGCCTGAATGGCGATTAGGCGGCATCTCCGACCTCTTCCACGGTCTTAAATGACCGCCCACAGTAGCGACACGTGCGATACCGGATCACCTTCCCGCGCATCCACCGCTTTGTCCCCGTTACCGGCACGTGTCGACACCCGCATTTTGGGCATTGCATCCCGCCGGTCGCCTCTTGCTCTTTCGCCATGCGTCCTTGCCCTCCGGTTAGTGCCCGCGGGCCCGCTCTGCCCGTTTCTGTGCCTGGAGTTCCGAGAGTTTGATCTTGCGCCGCGGCCCCGGCGTCTCCCCCACGCCCGGCACTGCCACGCCCAGGTAACTCGCCGCCGCCGCGCACCCGACGAGGTTATCCAGCCAGTGGTTGTCCGCCTTGTCCGGGCGCTCTTTCCACTCATACACCGCCCGGCCCCGCGCCTCTGTGCGCACCACCGCTTCTGCCGTCAGGTGCTCGGCGAGCAGTTGATGCCTGGCCTTGTTGCTGCCAAAGAGGCTCAGACACCCCCGGTCCCCCATCGCCACCGCAAGCCGCTGGTGAATGAACGTCTTCCAGTGGTTCGTGTCGATCTCGATATGCCGCAGAATGCGCTTGCCTTTCGGCGCGGGCACCCACCAATGCCAGCCGAATCGCTCCCCCGCCCGCCGGTCATACTCGGCAAGCGGCCGGTCCGACGCCCGGATACCCTGACCTCGGGACGGCATCACAAGCCCCCCGTGCCCGCTCTGCCGGCAGAACTGGTGCACCACGTCGGGCATCCACCCCTGATCAATTAACGTGAGGTTGAGTCGCATTACGGCGCCATCTTCGCGCGTCCACTCGCGCGCGACCAACTGCCCGAGCAACGTCTCAAGCCCCGCGTAAATGGCCCCCTCGACGCCCGTGCCCGGGTGCGCCTCGGCCAGCGTGCGTTTGGCGTTCCGAAGCGTAAACCACGGCGTGCGCTGATCGGGATACGTCCCGTAGTCGATAGCCGCCCCCCCGAAATCGTCCCGCCACGCCGCCACGGCGTAGAAGAGGACGTTTTGATGCACGTCCACGTGGGCGGTGATGTGCTCGTGGCCGGCGGGGACCGTCCCCCGCGGCACGCTGTTGCATTTCGCGATAATCGCCTCTGCAGGCAGACGAATCGTCTCTTCCGGCTCAACCCCCAATGGCTCGTTCTGATACTCCGCGGCAAACACACCGGGCTCGAGGAGCTTCGTCCGCATAAGTTGCTCCAGCGCCGACACATAACCCGGCTCGCATCGCTCCGGCCACGCCACCTCGGCGCCCACGTCCATTTCCGCCTGGTGCTTCGTATAGAACGCCTGCGCAGCGCCGACCGCCGCGTCGTAATCGTCGGGGTTCGAGCGCAGCAGATCTGCGTATTTCTGCCATTGCTTCTCCGCACGCGGCGGCGAATACAGCGCCCGCGTCCGTTCCCCGCGCCATTGCGGGTAGTCCTCGCGGTTTAACACCTGATCCGCCATGTCCCCCGGCTGAATCACAGTGCACGGCATAATGCCTGAGATCGCCACGTCCGGGCCCGCCAGTTCCAGAATGGCGTGGCTCACAATTTCCAGCCGGCGCCGACATTGCGACAGGCTCACCGCCGACTGGTCCGTCTGGGGGTCGTCCACAATCGCGACGTCGGGCCGGATGGTGTCCCCGTCCGGCGTCAGGTGGTGCATCCCGCGAATGCGCCCGGTGATGCCCGCAACGCGCACGATCGCCCCGCTCGCCGCGCTGCCCGGAATCATGGGCACAATGATTTCCTCGGTGGTTTGGCTGATGTGCGTGCGCTCCCCATCACAGAGCTGCGCGCCGGCCCGGTTGGCAATACCCTCGAGCCGCTGAAACGGATACACCACATCGGGAAAGTCGTCTGACAGACGCGGGTTCGTCTCAAGCTCCGTCGTGATGGTATCGAGCATCGTCACGGCGTCGTCTTTCGACGCTCCGACCAGGCACACAAACCGCCGATGCCCGTAGAGAATCGCCCAGATGCAAGCCCGTTCGCAGAGCGTGGTCTTGCCATGCTTCCTCGGCATCGCCAGCGCAAACAACCCGCCTCTGAGCACGGCGTCCTCAATGCGGGCAATGACGCGGAGGTGATCTGCCGACCATGCCAGTGTGAACGTCCGGGGGAAGTAGGTCTCGCAGAACAGCCGGAAGTCGGACTCGCATGCGGCCCGGCGGTCAGCATCCACAACCTCGGGAATCGGCGCTATATCGCGCCCCGCGCGCGACTGTGCCGCCTGGTCCTGGCCGGTCCGTATCTTGTGGGCCTCATACGCTGTGCTGGGCTTGCTCTTAGCTATGGCATGGCCTCCGAGGCGCAATCAAGAAAGTAATATGTGGTCGGGGGT